GGCCATGTTCGGCTCGAACTCCATCGTGGCCATCGGTTCGACTTCTGCCGCCTCGCCGCCGGCCGGGGCGCTCGTCTTCATGAAGATGGCGATGTTGGCAGCCGACTCCGCGGCGGCGATCACCGCGAGCGTGTACCGGCGGAGTTGGGCGAAGAGCGGGAGCGCCGGGAGGATGTCCGGCAAACCACGCGACTGGCCGGGCCGGTCGGCCCGGAACCAGTGGACCATCGCGTCGGCGGGAACCGTGTCGTACTCCTGGCCGAGGGCACCCGTACCGCCGCCGGGATGGGCCTTGAGGACGTGGTACTCCCGGGGGTTCCCGAACTCGTCGAGGATGATGCCGTCCACGGCGCCAGGCTTCCGCTGCGCGAGGCCAGGGGTCGTGACCTGGTCGGCCTCGATCAGGCGCAGGTCGAGTTGGACGGGAGAATCCAGGGCCTCGTTCGAGAACAGCACGGCGAACGCCTCACCGTCCTGGGCCCGGGCCATCCGCATCGTGCGGAGTTTGCCGGCCAGGTCCACCGCCTTGGCCCACGCGGCAAACTCACGCTCAAGCGTCTGGTTCGCCTCGGCGGCGGCGAGAAGCATCTGGAGCCGCGGCCCGGTGCCGATGACGTCGTTCGCCAGGGTCAAGACAATGCCGCGGGCGTAGGAGTTGTTGGCCACCTCGTACCGCGCGCGCTTCCTCAGCGTCCGGCGGACTTCCGGGTTGGCCGCCGCGTCGGCCGCCAGGCCGTCGGCGTTGGCCCAATGGCGGCGGTTGTCGGGCGTGGTCTGGGCAGAGTCGAACTTGGCGCGGAGGATGCGGAAGGACCACAGCCCCTTTGCCTTCACCTGCCCCTTCGACCACGGCCACCAGCCCATGTGCCTTGTCCTCAAGCCTCAGGCCTCAAGCCTCGCGTCTGCCCTCAGCACGTCCCCGGCGGGATGATCTTCACACGCGAGAACGCCTTGGCGGGGTTCGCCGTCGCGCGCCTCCCCGCCAGGTACTTGTCTGCCGCGATCTGGTCAGGCAGCGAGTGCTGCTTCATGCCGCCCGAGTCGCCATGGGCCTCCGCCGGCCCTGCGGCGTTCTCACGGATCGCGTCTGCCAAGTCGTTCGCCACCGCCGCGCCCTCGACGACAACCGGCCGGGCGACGCCCAAAAGGAAAGGCCACGCGGGTACACGGCCCCGTGTGGCCTGTATCTTCTGGACTCCGCGTCGGGGATCAGCCGCCGCGTCGTCGCCCGGCTCAGTTGTCGGGCACCATCCTCACACGTGTCTTCGCGGATGGCAAGGCACTTCCCGAGCGGAAACGGAAAGGGTTACACCGGTAGACGTTCGACGGAGAGAGTACACACGTGAAGCCGCAACGATCCCAAGCCTCCGGGCTCTTTGGCTGATAATCCCAAGTTGGTCAGCGCAGTGGGGGCCGTTGAGCGCCCAACCGGAGCAGGCCGAGCCTCCTCAGTTGCCTGCGGCGTGGCCGCCCGTCCCTTCCCAGGTAGTGACGCGACTGCCACAGTGTCGACACTCTCGACGGCGCTGGACCCGGCCACCCCAGGCCGGGCGGGTGTATATGACCCGGAAGTGTCTGCAGCCGCAGTGGCGGCAGACGAGGCCGCGCTGGTCGGCCGGGGCGGCAATCTGCGGTGCCGAGTTCGCCGCAAGGGCAGGCATCGGATTCACCTCCTTAGATCTTCCTGTGTATACCGCTTCCGCTGGCGGCCGGGTTTGGTTTCCATTCCGGGTAGCCGGACGCCGCAGAGGGAGGCGGCGACGGCGCAGCCCACGAGGCAGTCGAGCCAGTGGTTGTCGGGGCGCGACGGCTTCAACTTCCACTCCTGCACGTCGCGGCCGTGGCCGTGCGTGAGGGTCCAGGTCTCGGAGCCGGCGACGTGCTCGGCGAAGAGAGCGTGTTCGCCGGCGGCCTTGCCGAAGAGCGTCAGGGCCCCCGGATCGCCCGGCGCGACCGACAGCCGGGCGTGGACGAAGGTCTTCCACCAGTTGGCGTCGAACGCCACGTGGGGGAACTCGCTCGACTTCGAGACGTTCGGGAAGTACCAGTTGTGGCCGTGAACCTCGCCGGGGTGGCGGCGGTACATGCTCATCGGCCGGGCGCCCGCCCGGATGCCCACGCCCTTCGAGAGGACCATCGCCGCGCCGCCCGCCTTGTGCTTGACGGCTGCCACGATGCCCGGCTTGTACCCCATGTCCACCAGGCACTTCTCGACCCGAAGGACGCCGCCCTTGCCGGCCCTGGGCCACTCGCGCCCCAGGTACTCCCGCACCAGGGTCTCCAGGCCGGTCTGGATCGCGCCGTCCACGCCCGCGCCGGGGAACGTCCGCCCGAGCGTCCGCGGGACGTTCTCCAGCGTGAACCACGCCCGCCGCTGGTCGGGGAAGGTGCCGTAGTCGAGGATGTACCCCGTAAAATCCTCCTGCCAGCCGCAGACGCACCAGTAGAGGGCCCGGTCGTGCACGTCGATGAACATCGTGACCTTGGTGCAGGCCAGAGGCACTTCGCCGCGCCGGCGGCCGTTGAAGCGGCCGGCCACGTCGTCGGGCGTGAGGACCGTGCCCGCCAACTGGTCCTGGATGGGCTCGTTCTGGTACTCGCTGGCGAAGGAGACCTCGTCGGTGAGGCGTAGGTTCATCGCGTGCTGGACGGCGGAGAGTTCGCCGGGGGAGAACCGCTCGGGCCAGGCCACAACCGCCCCGGCGTCCATCGCCTCGCGGTTCGCGCGGTAGAACTCGGTGCCTTCGCTGATGTCGCCTTTCGCGCGGAGCGACTCGGCCCGGATGCGGGCGTACTCGGCCCAAAGCCTGTCATTCGTGGGGAAGGCGTAGACCATCTTCGTCCGTTCGCCGTGCCACTCGGGGTGCTTCTGGCGGTCCAGGAGTTGGTCCGCGAGGTCGCCCGAACGGATGACCGTGCAGGGGACGATGATGCCGGTCCGCTCGCCTGGCCCCGCGAGGCCGGCGACGGCGCCGTTGATGATCGACAGCCGCTCGGCGGTCTGGAGAGGGCTTCGGGCCGACTGGTCGGTCTGCGGGTCGTCGCAGATCGCCAGGCTGGGCCGCACCTGGGTCCCGTCGGCCCGGACGTACAGGGCGCCGCGGATGTGGCCCGTCAGACCCGACACGCGGATGATCGCCCCGCTGGACGGGCTGCCGGGCACCGTTGGCAAGACGATCTCCTCGGCCGCCCACTCGATGCGGGTGGGGACGCCGTAGTACCGCTGGCCCGTGCAGCGGCGGGACTCGCCTTCGAGCATCCGGATCGGGTACACCGCCTCCGGGTAGTCCTCCAGGAGGAGGGCGTTGCCCCCCAGGTGGCTCTTGATGCTGTCCAGGAGGCCCACGGCCGCCTCGTTGGTCGCGGCGATGAGATAGACGAAGGGGTGGCGGCCCGTGAGGATGGCCCACTGGACGGCCGCGAGGCAGAGGCTGGTCTTGCCGCTCCCGCGCGGCATGGCAACGGCGAAGGTCGAACGCAGGTAGACCGCGGCCTCGATCTTCTGGATGACCCGCAGGTGGTCCGGCGACCACGGGAGGGTGAAGACGTGGGGGAAGTACGTCTCGCAGAAGAACCGGAAGTCGCAGTCGACCCGGGCGCGGCGCGCAAGGTCCCGGACGGCCGGCAGGGGGGCGATGTCCTGGCCGGCCAGCGTGATGGCGGCGCTTCGGGCCTTGGCCCGGTCCTTGGCGCGCCTATACGCCTCGTGTCCGTAGGATCTCCGCGGCGACACGGGCATGTTCTTCCACCGGATAACGGGACTCGGTCAACCCAAGGGGCAAGAGGTACGAGGCGATGAGTTCCAGACGCCGGGCGGCGTCATCGTCACCGTCGCCGGCGGTCGCCTCGGCATCGGCCATGCTGTAGAGGCCGAGGAGGCGGTTGAGTTCTCGCTGGGCCTGGAGGGCGGTCCGGGTATCCTGGGCGGCGATACTCTTGGCGTAGAGGTCATCGAGGCGCATGACGGCCTTGCCGAGTTGCTCGTCCCGGGCGTAGTCGGCGGCGACGGTGATCCGCTGGCGTGCCTCGGCCACGAGACGCGCGGCGGCGCCAGAGTCCAGGCCGCCCTGCTTCTGGCAGTACCCCTCGGCCGCCTCGACGGTCATGCCGTTCGTAAGCAAGAGGACCACCCGGTCCCTGAGCGATTCGTTCATCGACGACCCTCCATGAACAGCGCCATAGAGGGAGGCGGGCGTCCGGCCCGCCTCGTCCTTGGGCTCAGTCCGCGGCGTAGACGGACTCGCCGATCTCGCCGTTCTCGTCCTCGGGCAGGAGGTGGTCGAGGGTATGCCCCTCGTGCCACGCGGCCCCGCAGGCCCGGCACCGGGCCTTCTGGTACACGCCGCCGCCGTCGACCTCCGGCCGGTCGTAGTCCACGTCCGTGCCCCCGCAGAACGGGCACACGTCGGCCCCCGCGTCGATCCACTTCCTCACGTCCTCCGGCGTCAGCGTCTTCATGGCTCCTGCTCCTTACTTGAGTTCCTCGACGTCCTTGTCGAACAGGCCCGTCTGCCTGGGTTCTAAGGCCCGGTACTCGTCCTTGAAGAAGACCCGTCGCGTCTTCCCGGCCCGGCGGCCTTCGCTGGTGTGACAGTCCAGGGCGTAGTCGGGGATCACTTCCGGGGCCTTCCTGGCTTCTTCAAGGTCGGCCTCCAACTGCGTCGGGTCGATCCTGGCCGGGTCGTAGACGAGGTTTGTCAGGTGGTCGGCGTCGCGGCACTTGCGGGCCTGGGCGAGGAGGACGGCGGCCTTGGCGGCGAAGACCCGGCCGCCGCCCTTCTTCTGGCGGTCGATGGTCTGCCAGGAACGGTACAGCGCCTCGACCTCGAACGTGATGACGCCCCAGCAATCCTCGGCCGAGATCGTCAGCAGCCGCCGCCAGAGGTACTCCCGGTAGCCCGACTCGAACAACTCGATGGTCCAGTATCCGGCCAGCCGGGCGTCGGCCCGCCTGATGGCCTTCTGGAGCGCCGAGGCGACTTCCCCGAACGCATAGCCCCGGATCGTTTTGAGTTCCTTCATTGCGGATTCCCTTCGGTTGGCGGTTCCACGAGAAGCGGCCCGGCGCCATCGGCCCGGACGTAGTACCCGCTCTCGGTCCGCACGTACTTGATTCCATTGACCACGCGCCACACGGCCTCGACGCCCAGCCCCGCGCGGCCGGCGAGAAGGTCGCTTTGGCGAGACACCAGAGCAATGTCCTGTCCGAACAGGTCTTTCATGGCTTGGCCCCTTCGCATTGCTCCAGTAGGGCCGCCCCGAGCATCTGCACGGCCTGTCGCAGGCTGACCTTGCCGCCCTGAACGCTGTCCATGACCATCCGCTCGACCGCCATGAGGTCCGGTTCCTGGCCCGTCTCGGCCCGCCACACCGCCAGGAGCAGATCCCGCGTCGGGGCCGCGAGGTACGCCGCGTCCGACCGGAAGACGACCCGCGTGCAGCGGTCCCGGAACCGGGCCGCCAGGAGCGACGCATCGTTCGTCGTGAACACCACGACCGTCTGCCGAGGCAGGTGTTCCAGAAGGTCGAGCCAGATGACTTCCGCCGGGCGGGACATCCGGTCGCACTCGTTCACGATGACAACCTTCCACCCGGACCCGCTGCCGGGGTGCAGGCACATCCGGCAGCCCATTTCGCGCACGGCGCCGGCCGACTGTTCGCCCGAGGCGATCTCCCAGACGCCGCCCCACTCGCCGGCGTCCACGTCGCAGTCCAACTCGCGCGCGAGGGCCAGGGCGGCGCTGGTCTTGCCCGTCCCGGTCTCGCCCTCAAAGAGGAAGGCCGTCGAGCAGGGTGCCTTGGCGAACCGCCTGAGCGCCGCCACGACCTTCGGCTGGCCCCACAGCCCGGCCAGCGTCCGGGGCCGGTACTTCTCCACCAAGGGAAGGGGTCGGGTGTCGGGGGTCGCTTCCAAGGTCGCTTTGGGAACCGTCTCCGTGCCTTCCTGGGCCGCTCGGATCGCGGTTTCGGGTGTTGAATCGGCCGCCTTCCGAAGGCCGTTTCGGATGGCCTTGTCGAGTTTCTGCCAAGTGATGCCGAACTCGCCCGCCAAGGCGCGCAGACTTTCCCCGGCCGACCGGCGCCGCCGCACCACGTCCAGCAGCGCGGGGTTCAGGACAATCGGCGACCTTCTCATGCGTCACCCCCTTCGGCCTTGGCGATGGCGGCCCTGAGTTCCTTCATCGTCAGGGCCACCGGCTCGTCGCCTTCTGGGTCGGCGTCGGTTCCGACGAAGCCTTCAAGGTCCGCCAGGGCGCACCGGGCGGCCTGGAGCAGGTCTGGCGCCGCCTTACCCAGGCGTTCTTCCGCGCCGACCTTCGCCCACTCCTCGGGCGGCACCTGCGCACCGATCTCGGCCAGTTCATCCTCCACGGGCCGGCCTTCCGGCGCCTCATCCGGGTCTTCTGCCTCATCCGTCTCGCACTCGAAGTGCAACCGGGCCAGGGCGTCCGAGTGCTCAAAGTCCATCCCCTCGGCTCGCGCCCAGTGCCGCAGGTCGGCCAACAGGTCCTCAAGGTCCGTCAGCATGTCCGTGTCCGTGGCGTGGCCTCCCTTCACGGCCGAGTACGCCCTCATGGCGGCTTCGCCACAGGCCGCCCGCTCGCGGTTCCGCGCGTCGGCGGCATCGTTCAGTTCATTCTTCGTCATGGCACACGCTCCCTTCGTTCACACTTCCTTTTTCCCTCGGCCGCCCCGAATCCTCTATCCGGTTCGCCGAGTTCACATAAAGTATAGCCTATATGTGGCCTCACGGGAAGGCGAGGTTGCCGAATAGCCTTGAACATAAGGCTTTGTGGTCAAAGCGTTTATCAGCATTTTCAGAGTTTCCAACGGAATTTCCTTTGCTCCGACGCGACCGGTGGTCAATCCTCC